GTTTGGGTACCTGTTTGTCATATAAGCGAAATGTATGAAACGGGAAACTTTAGAACAACACAGATTGCAAACGTTAATGTTATAGTAGTAAATGACTATTATGGTGTACGAGCATTTTTAAATGACACAATACAACAAGTATCAGGAACATTAAGTTGTCCTTATGAAGGTACTGAATTACATTGCGAAACAAAGCATGGGGGTATGGTATGGGTAACACTTGATCCTAATCCAACGCAAAGTGTAGAAGAATGGACAGCAGGTGCATTTGATTGTATTGCTGATGCAATTGATACAGAAGAACTCGAAGTATTTCATTACCATAAAGCAGTAATAGATACAAACTACAAACTGTGGCATGATACTAACAGTGAATTCTATCATGACTTTATGCACTACTTTAATCGTGTATCAGGTTTCAATGACGAATACTTTGCACGAAAGAACATACCTTTTGACAACGGACATGTAAATGTAAGTTCATTTACTGTAAACTATGAGGAATATGATGGATTTGATGATAGAGGTGAACTGTCCTTTCCTAATCTTCCTCCTAACCAATGGTACATGGTAGACTTGTTTCCAGGCTTTAATTTTAACCTGCGTGGCAGTGCGTATCGTTCGGACTCTGTTACTCCAATAGGATGTAATAAGGTATTAATTGAATTTAGAGGATATGGACTACGCAAGGACACACCAGAAGAAAGACGCACACGCATCAATCATCACAACAGCATATGGGGACCGTTCGGACGTAACCTACACGAAGACCTAATTGGTGTAGCAGGACAAGGCACAACTATGCGTGAAGGTACAGAAACAAGACGCATATTACATGGCAGACACGAGAACGGAACTATACATGATGAAGTAGGTATGCGTCATTATTACACAGAATGGGGAAAGTATTTAGACTTAGATCCGTATTTGGAAAATTAGGTGTTGACACAACTAAATATAGAGTGTATAGTATACGCATAATGAGAACAAGGAATATTAACATGTCAAGAATTAGAACAACATATTTTTGTTGGTGCACTCCGCAAGGAAGGGCTTTGTCTTGACGTGACTTTGTAAAACAAGTTATATTGTAAAAAGCCCCGAGTAGAAATACAAGGGGCTTTTTTTGTGGGTGTAGTGTAATGGTAACACGGCGGCTTCCAACTCCGCAAATGAGGGTTCGATTCCTTCCACCTATGCCAACACCTAGTGGCAGAATGGCTATGCGACGGACTGCAACTCCGTTTATGCCGGTTCGATTCCGGCCTAGGTGTCCAAAACTGGTTGACAAATATGTTTATTGGTGCTAATATATACACATAATTAATTAGAGAGGCACAAATGAGAACACAACCACAAGATATTATTCGTAAACTAGAGGCAGACAATTCAAGACTTGCAAAAGAAGCAGTATTGCAAGAAGCAATGACTGAAGGCTTAGATGAGTTTTTTGAAGGAGTGCGTATGGCACTTGATCCACTTGTAACATTTGGTGTAAAACAAGTAGATGAATTAGATGCTGAATGGGCTGGACAAGGTTGTGAATGGAAGATATTCAAAGAACTAGCAGACAAACTTATTAAAAGAGAACTTACAGGACATGCGGCACGTGATGCAATTAATCTTGTAAAGCAGTCAAGTACAGCAGAACAATGGAACATGTTCTATCGTAGAATTCTAATTAAAGATTTACGTTGTGGTGTTTCAGAAAAAACTGTAAACAAAATTGCTAAGAAATTTCCGCAGTATGCAATTCCTGTATTCACTTGTGCCTTAGCACATGACAGTGCTAATCATGAAAAGAAGATGACAGGTAAAAAGCAGATAGAAGTAAAACTAGATGGTGTGCGAGTATTAGCAGTATGTCGTGATGGCAAAGTAGAATTGTTTAGTCGTAACGGAAAACAGTTTCATAACTTTCCACACATCATTGAAGAGATTGAAGCAGTACTTAAAGAAAAGCCTGCTCCGTATGATTGTGTACTAGACGGAGAAGTGATGAGTGCTAACTTTCAAGACCTTATGAAACAGGTACACAGAAAAGATGGCAAGCAATCAGATGATGCTGTTCTGCATTTGTTTGATTTTATTCCATTAGAACAATTTTTAAAAGGTGGCTGGGATAAGCCACAAACATATCGTAGTAATCTTGTAAAATACTGGGTGCTAGAAAATGAAAGCATTTTAAAGCACGTACAAGCACTTGAGTGGGAAGAGGTAGACCTTAGTACCACTGTAGGACAAGAACGCTTTGTAGAGCTTAATAAGACGGCTGTAGAAGGTGGTTACGAAGGTGTAATGATTAAGGACGTTGATGCTCCTTATGAATGTAAACGTACTCATGCTTGGCTTAAAGCAAAGCCATTTATTGAAGTAACATTAGAGGTAAAAGATGTTGAAGAAGGAACAGGACGAAACGAAGGACGCTTGGGGGCATTGGTGTGCTCTGGAGAAGATGATGGACGAATGGTCCAAGTCAATTGCGGTAGTGGGTTTAGTGACAGCGATCGTGATAGTTTCTGGAATACTCGTAGCTCACTTATTGGTCAACTTGTAGAAGTTAGAGCAGATGCTATTACGCAAAATCAAGATGGAACGTATTCATTACGTTTTCCTAGATTCAAAACTTTCCGAGGATTCGAAATCGGAGAAAAAATTTAAGCAAAGTATATATACTTAAAAACAGCAGGAGATTTATGTGGCTATTCCAAGAAAGACTAGAAAGAAAGTTGTGAGAGGAGCTCCACGAGTAAGACGTGGAGACAAATTATCAGCACCTAAATGGGAAGGCTGGGAAGAATGGACAGGTGAACACTTCCATAGATTCAAAGGTGCGAGTAGAGAATTTTATTACCAAAACTATAAACCTGCTGACTTATATCCCCACACATACAAGTGGATGTCAGATAATGGCTACACTAAAGAACAAATCAAACAGGCTAAAGCCGCTCCTGCATATGAACTAAGTGTTACAGCCGCCATTACTGCAAAACAATTACTTGACGGCATGCCAGACTTGAATCCTAAGGAAGATGAATATTGGGATAGTTTGCCAGGCACTATGGGCAAAATGGCTCCTGCATCAAAGTTCTTAAAAGAACGTATTGAAAGAGCTATAAAAGCAGGATCATTAATTGTAGAAGAAAAGAAACAAGAAGAAAAGAAAACTTCAAATGTATATGTACCTAGTATTCAAGAACGTATTAGAGACCAAGCATATATACAGAGTGAGGCAATTGAAGAATGGTTGGAAGGTTGGATAATTGACCCAAAGTCATTTGACCCGAAAGGGTTCGACTTCAAAAAACATTTCTATGAAATGAAAGTTACACAAGCACATGCTCGTAAACTAAAGTCTTTTTATGAACACGAGCTAGATGATTATAACGAATTAGAAAGATTTCCAACAAACGGTCAACTTCAGAAAATGAGTGAACATGAACAAGACATGTGGGCTCAGTTGAAAGAAGGTTATGCACATCTCAAAAAATCCGATATAAAATTATTTCGTATTGCAATAGAAGAACTATTAGCCGCATTGAACTTTGTTATAGATCAAGCAAAAGCAACACGCAAGCCACGTAAGCCTAAGGTATACTCTTCAGATAAATTAGTTGCAAAACTGAAATTTAAGAAAGTAGATGAAAAATATAAACTTGCAAGTATTGACCCTGCACAAAGTATTGGTGCTACTGAGCTCTGGGTGTTTAATGTTAAAACACGTAAGATAGGAAAATATGTAGCAAGTAATATAGATCCTAAAGGTATGAACAGAGATGGCACTGGACTTAGTGTCAAAGGGACTACTATACTAGGATTTGATGAAAAACAAAGCATTCAAAAGACACTTCGTAAGCCAGAAGAACAGCTCAAAGAGTTTAAAGATTCGGGCAAAGTAAAATTGCGAAAGTTTTTAGAGGATATAAAAACCACTGATACAAAGCTCAACGGAAGGTCAAATACTGATACTGTGCTACTCAAGGTAATCTGATAAATACTTACATGAGCACACATATGAGTATAAAAGAAGGCTTAGTCCGTTTAGATCAAGCAGTAAAGACTCTAGCAAACGCTGAAGTTACACTAGATTCACCAGGCCGTAATACTATAAGCGGTAACGCTATTCATGGCGGCAAAGTAACATTATTTAGAAGCACAGGCATTACAGATAATGCCAGCAAACTAGTTTTGCTTGTTGCTGATGATGGTATAACTGTAGATGCAGTTGATACTGATACACTTGTTGGTGACACAGTTGCTACAGGTGATTTTAAAGTAGAAGGTACATTGACTGCTGATAAGGTAGTAACAAAACAAGTACTTGCAGATCAAAAATTTACAAGCAATATTGATTTTGTTCCTGAACATGGTAGTATAGATCTTGTAGGACTTAACTGGCGCAAAGAAGGTGAAAATACAAAGTTGTTTGTTTGGGCAGACAGAACAAGTAGTTTCTATTCAAGTGATCCAATTAACTTACACAGAGATGCAAGTTTAAGAATAGACAATATAGATGTTCTTAGTGCAGGTGCTCTTGGTGCTACAGTAACATATAGTGAACTTCAAAAAGTAGGAGTTCTAAAAAATTTACACACTACAGGTGACTTTAACTTTGATGAAGGTTGGGTAACTTGGGATAGTGGATTGATGAGATTGTCAATTGGTAGAGAACTGCCAAACGGACAATTAAGTGTTAGCAGTAATGAAGCAGAATTTGTTATTGATCCTTGGTTTGATACAGTAAAAGTAGGAACATACACAACAAGTGATCTGCAAATAGTTACTGATGATACTCCAAGAATAAGCATTGAAAAGACAGGTGCTATAAACATTACAAGTGCAGTAGGTATCAAAACAGCAAGTAGAACAGATGCAGATCTTGCAGTGGCAGGACCAATTGCAATACAAAATAAAAAGATACAATATAATGTTGAACCGCCAACTGATGGTAGTTACCTAAAGGGCGATATTACTTACAATACAAATCCAGAAGTAGGAAATTTTGTAGGCTGGGTATGTGTTGAACAAGGTAATCCAGGAAAATGGAAGCCGTTTGGAAGGATTGAATCTGAATGAAATTAGTTAGTTTAGAACAAGATGTGTTAACTCAAATGAGTCGCGGCCTTACAGACTTAGGTGAAGCAGTTGAAACATTAATGAATAATATAGGAGATGATCGTCCTATAAGCATAGCTTCTGATGGAAAGGTATGTGTCAAAGAAAATTTGCATATAAATGGAAAACTAGGTATTGGAGTCAACAATATACCTGAAGATGTCGCTTTAATGGCTAATGGGCCTATTGCGTTCGACAACATGAAAATGCAATCAGCAGATAAAATTCCAGAGAACGGAACCTACAATCAAGGTGACATTGTTTGGAATAGTCAAAGCGCCGGCGGAAGCCATGTTGGCTGGGTGTGTATAAGAAAAGGCACACCAGGAATATGGAAGCCTTTCGGCATCATTGAGGTTTAAAATATGAAATTCCATAAGCTATGGCTTACTCTCGCGAGAGTTTTGCCTATTACTGCTCTATTCATTCTAGCATTAGTACACTTTTTTCCTGACCCTGATTTAATAACATATTTTTGGTGTGCAGTTGCTACAATTAGTATCACAGCCGCAGTTACATGGTGGTGGTGGATTATGGATACAGTAAGAACATTTATGCAATTAGTAGACAGACAAATGCAAAAGTTTTCTGATGTAACAGAAGAAATCAAATCTGTAAGAAAAGATCTAAATGATGTCAAAAAAAATAGTAGTAGCAGGAAACGGAATAAGTCGTAAACATTTTGACTTTGAAGGTTTTACAGTAGTAGGCTGTAATGCTATATGCAGAGACTACAAAGTAGATTATCTTGTAGCATGTGATAAACGCATGGTAAAAGAAGCGTTAGCACACAAAGTAAATCCAATATACACAAGAGAAAGATGGCGAAAGGCTTTCAATAACGATAGTCTTTATGATGTTCCTGATCTTCCTTACCAAGGACATAATAGACAAGACGAACCTATGCATTGGGGTAGTGGACCGTATGCAGTATTGCTAGGAGCAACATTGAGCGATCATATCTATCTAGTAGGTTTTGATCTATATAAAGGTAACATATACAGAGCAACATCTAATTATAATGATAAAGATGTAGACCCAAGTTATTGGATTTATCAACTTGCACGTTTATTCGACGTTTACAAAGAAAAGAAGTTTACAATTCTTAATACAAAAGACTGGATTTTACCAAAAGAGTGGGATTTACCAAATGTAGAGGTTGACAAACAGACATTTTATAAGTATAATACTAAACATGTATACGAGGACTTTTGACATTCAACCCTCTTTAAATATTCTGCGTGTCATTTTATTAGGAGATAACAATGGCAAAACATTATAGTACAAAAACATACGGACACAACATAGGCTTATCAGCAGTGTTCAGACAACCAAACGCAGATCATTCACACTGTCATCTGCTACACGGATACAGTCTAGCATTTAAATTTACATTTGGATGTGATAAACTTGATAACAAAAATTGGGCAGTAGACTTCGGTGGACTCAAACCTTTGAAAGCGTGGCTTGAAGATTCATTTGATCATAAAACTTGTGTTGATATTAATGATCCTCACAAACAAGATTTTTATGATCTACAAGACAAAGACTTATGCGAAGTAAGAGAGTTTGACGGTGTTGGTGCAGAGAAATTTGCAGAACATGCATTTAACTTTGCAGATAAACTTATACGTGAAGCAACAGATAATCGTTGTTATTGTGTAAGTGTTGAATGTTCAGAACATGGTGCCAATTCAGCAATCTATGAGGCGTAACAATTGGCTAAAATTGATAAACGTCAATATACTAAAGAACAATGGAAAGTAATCCGCGAACAGCGTAGGCAAAGTAAAGAACTTGCCAGACTTGCAAAATGGCAACCTAAACCTACACCGATTGAATATTCAGAAAATTATGTTGTTTGTTTAAAGCATGGAAAGAAATACGGCCCTGAATATGTAAATGCATTACATAACATGGTAAAACGTAATCTAACATTAGATTACGAATTTGTGTGCTTTACAGAAGATACACAAGGCATAGATAGAGCTATTACTACACAACCTCTGCCTGCACTGAGTGAAGCACATGGTTGGTGGTATAAACCAATGTTCTTTAATAAAGATCTTCCTGTCAAAGGCAATATACTTTATATGGATTTAGATGTTGTAATTTGTGGTAACATAAACAAACTGTTTACATATAATCCAGAAAAGTTTTGTATTATACGTGACTTCAATAGAAGTTTACGTAGCGATTGGAAGAAAATGAATAGTAGTGTATTTAGGTACAGTACAGGGACTATGCATTATTTGTATGAAGAATTTGCAAGAAACCCTAAACATTATATACATAGAATGCATGGAGATCAAGATTATATACATGATAAGACAAGACGTGAAGATTTTATATGGTGGCCTGATGAATGGATACAGAGCTACAAATGGGAAATGCGTGATAGACGTGATCTAATACGTATTGATGGTAAACGTAATTTTAAAGAAGAAAAACAACCTGTGGTTAAAGACGAAACATGTATTGCAGTTTTTCACGGAGAACCGCACCCACATGAATGTAAAGATCAATGGGTGGTTGACAAATGGAAGTAAAGATAGTATTATATGAGTATGATTAAACGTATAGGCTTTGCATGTAAGTATATGCATCCTGACCAAACACAGAAAAAGAAACTGCTCGAGGAAATTCAACGTCCACTAAATACTCGTAGCACAACTGTTCAATGGCTAAACAGACAAACACGTGAAGTTGCAGAACAACGGTTGTGGGATATAATGGTTCATAACATTCAATCTTACATGAACCTTATTACGTATGTTGGAGGATTACCAAATGAGTTACGTATGGTCAGACTTGGTAGTGATGTACTTCCTGTTTATACCGAGCCTACTTGGTCTTATTTTTGGCGTAAGCAAGATGTTCGTGACTACTGTGAAAAAAACTTCGCAAACGTCGGCAAACAGGCAAGAGCCCTCGATGTCCGATTATCGATGCACCCAGGCCAATTTACTGTACTTGCAAGCGACAACCAAGACATTGTCGAAAGATCAATAGAGGAGTTTGAATATCATGTTGATTGCATCAGATGGATGGGCTATGGCCAATCGTTCCAAGACTTCAAATGTAACGTCCATATATCCGGCAAACAAGGTCCTGCCGGTATCAAACACGCAGTTGACAAACGATTATCTCCAGAAGCGAGAAACACGATTACGATCGAGAATGACGAAAACAAATGGGGTCTCGACGCAAGCCTTGAACTGGTCGACACCTGTGCTCTCGTTCTCGACATACACCATCACTGGTGCCGTGAAGGTGAATATATTTTACCAACCGACGATAGATATTCTCGCGTGATTGATTCATGGCGTGGGGTACGTCCTGTAATACATTACTCATACAGCAGAGACGAACATCTTCCACAAGACTTTCAACACGATTATCTACCCAATATGGAAACTTTGCTAGAAACGGGCTACAAAAAACAAAAACTTAGAGCTCATAGTGATTACTATCCTAACAATGCAGTAAATGACTATGCACTGTCTTTCTTAGATTATGCAGATATTATGTGTGAATCCAAATGTAAGAATCTAGCCAGTATCGCTCTACATAAATACTATACGGAGAAACATAATGAACTATCTAAACACAATGTACGGCAGAAACAAGCCGAGCCCGACCCAATCATCATCTGATAAGAATCCTAACAGAGTAACAGGTGGATTAAAAGGGCAAGGTGTTGATCATTTAACAATGCTGGGCGAAGATGGTAACCAACAGCAAATACCTACACTTCGTTATGTGCAAAGTTTAGAAGAGCAAATTCGTAAACAACGTGCGGCCATTAGTGTCTTAGAACGTAAACTGACTAGACAGGAAGCAAACATTACAAATTTGCAGAATAGAGGGAGGTAAATTATGAAAACTTGGATACAATCAAGAATGAAAGAGCGTACATCATGGGATGGTGCGGCTCTAATAGCACTTGGACTTATGGTACTATTCTTAGCACCACTTGCCAAGATCGCGGCTGGATTAGCTATTGCATATGGTGCATGGACAATCTGGAAGAAAGACTAAAACTTTCCAATAGGCAAATCACTGGACGCAGGTAAGTTCCAAACTTGCTTGCGTTCTACGCCTTTTTTCTGTGCAAACTTCTTTGCATCACAATTTTTACATACATGAAAATAATTATTGCTTAAACGCTTAGGATCCATACTTCCCCTAGGACGTACAAATTCAGTATCGCAAGCATCACACCTAAATACACAATGCGTTAATTTACGCTTGTAAGGGTGTTCCTTACCTGTTTTACTCTTGCGTATATGCCTTGTTTCAATAGAATATTCTCTAATATACATAACTATATTTACATTAAGATTATAAAAACGTTCGATAAATAACAGTAATAAGGAGCTCAGATGTCATTTTTAACCTTAACAGATGCCGCAAAAAAGCAAATAGACACTATTTGTGAAGAAAACGAAGTGTATGCAGTAACACTTAATATGAAGGGCGGTGGTTGTGCAGGCTTTGAATATGAGTGGGGAACATATGCTACACCTGCTGATCTAAAAGAAGATGACGAAGTATTTAAAACTGACACAAATTGTACATTTGTTGTCGGAGCTCAAAGTGTAATGTTCCTAATGGGAACTAAAGTAGATTATAAAAAAGATATTATGGGATCAATGTTTGATATAATTAATCCTAATGCAAAAAGCTCATGTGGTTGCGGTGTTAGTGTTAATTTTGATATGGACAAATTAGAGATACCAGCATAGCGGAGCAATAGAATGGCAAGACAAGATATTTACTTAGGTGTTGAGGGGAATGACGGTACTGGTGATAGTATTAGAGAAGCCTTTAGAAAAGCCAATGCAAACTTTACAGAATTGTATGCAGTTTTTGGTCAAGGTGGGAGTATTACTTTCAAAGCACTTAGTGACACACCAGATACATTAACACCAAGTCCTCCAGGCGCGGCATTTATTTTAGGTACTAATCAATTAGGTACAGAAATTATTGAACGCCAATTGCAGGCTGGTACAGGTATAACTGTTGACAGTTCTCAAGAAGGAAGAATAATAATTAACAACGTTGGTGCTAATGTTAGTGCTGATACTGCTCCGGTATTAGGTGGACATTTAAGTGGTAACATTGTTTATGGTATAGGACAAATTGCTACAGATGATACAGCAGTTAGTCAATTCAATACTACACATGGTACACAAATAACACAAGACGATCTAGTTATTGATAAAAAATTTGCAGACCAACACTACGGCGTAAATGGTTTATTTGAAGATAGAGCAGACTTTGTTAGATCAGAACCTGCAGATGCAACAGAATACACAAAGCAGATTACAGAATATAGAAATGGTAATATAGAAATTATCGGGCATGGCCTTAACAGTGGCGCAAACGGTAGTCCTTTCAAATACACAGCAACAGGCAGTGTACCAACTAATTTAGTTGCTGATACAATTTATTACATACGTGTTGTCAATGAAAACTTTATAAGTTTACACACTTCAAAAGCAGAAGCACAGAATAACGACACAACAACAAGAGTAAAAATTAATATTAATAATGGTGATACAGTAAATCCTGTAGGCACAGATAAAATTATTGATAATGAATATGATACACAACTTTTAGGTTTCTGGAAAAATAACGAAGCACTTCCAAGAGAAAGTATTACAAGACGTCAAGGTGATAGAATGGAAGGTGCATTATTTTTGCACGATCATCCAGGAGACCTTGCAGGAACTAATACAGGTATAACAAATGATTTACAAGCGGCAACAAAATTTTATGTAGACAATACAAGTTTTGCAAGTACAGTTGATTTATTTGTAAGCACATCAGGAGATGATGCACAAACAAATTCACCAGTAGGTAAAGAAGGTAGAAGTCTAAACTATGCATATAGATCATTAGGTGCGGCCGCACAAAAAGCACAAGAGATTATTGAAGCGAGTCCATTAGAACCAGGTGCGTATATACAAACTATTACATACGACCAAGGTAAAGGTACAAGTGTAACAAATGCAGTTGGTGTAACAAGTGCATATGCTGATGCACAGCCTGCTATTGATATTATTACGCTTAACAAAAAATTTATTATCAAAGAAGTTTTACAATTTATTAAAACAACATATCCTGATTTAGAATATGCTGATACAAATGTTATCAATCCTATTGCAGAAGCAATGCTACATGAAAACAAAGATTTCATTGCAACTGAAACAGTTGAATGGATCAATGATCAAATTGCAAACGCAGGTGGATCAGGTATATGGAACGGCTTTACATACAATCAGGCAAAGTGTTTACGTGATACTAAAAAGATTGTTGACGCTATGGTACACGACATTGGACGTGGCGGTAATATTGAAACACGTAGACATGCGGCTTCTTATTGGTCAAATGCTACCAACCAAGTATTTGGACAGGTACAACAAACTGTTGCGGCACTTAACCAAGCAAGAGATATTATTCTAAATAATATTTTAGCTAATGTTGCATATACACCTTTACAGGATCCTATTACAATACAACAAAGAATATTTACAGAAACAGTTGAAGCAAACTTAACTGCTAGAGTAAATGAATTATTTGCAATTATTACAGATACTATTACAAATGGTTTAGGTGCTATACCTGCTCCAGTTGCAACTACAAAAAGTGGCAACACTTGTGAAAGAGATGTAACTGCAATAATAGATGGATTGTTAATAGACATTGGCAATGGTGTCAATGTTAACTTCCACGCTATACAAGCAGGTGTAAGATATTATTCAAGTCCTAGTAGTGCAAAAGCACGTATTACGCAAGGTACACAAACTGTTGCGGCGATAAATCAAATCAACACAGTTATTTCTCAAGTAGTATTACAAAATGATATTACTGAAGGACAAACATTATTTGCACAAAGACTAGATGCAGGTATTGCACAACCTTCATTAACTGTTAGAAATAGTATTAGTGCTAAATTTGATATTATAACAACTATTATACAAAATGGTCCTGCAAGTAAACCAGGACTTGTTGAAGGAAGTACTTACACAATAGATTTCAGCAATGGCAGTGAAGACAGCGTTGACCAAGGTGTTAACACAAACGTTGACATACTTCCAGGAAAAGTTATAAGAGGTAAAACTTCAGGTGCTATTGGTAGAATTGTAAAATATACAAGTGGTGCAAACTTAGGTGGTACAAGTTATGACAGAGTAGAAGTTGTACTGCAAGAAGCAAGAGCATTTGAAATAGGTGAAGAATTAGAATACGGTAACTTTACTAGAACAAAACAAATAGTTATTAATGTAGAAACAGGAATTTATACAGAAGATTATCCAATCAAAGTTCCTGCAAACGTAAGTATTAAAGGTTCAGACTTTAGACGTTGTATTATACGTCCGGCAGATAGAATTTCACAATCGCCTTGGATTAACACTTATTTCTATAGAGACAAATTAATTGACAATATAGCAGTCACAGCTAGAATAGGTGCTGACCTTGCAACTGCTCAGAATATTAGCATATCAGGAGAGAACAATATTGGTGGTTCAATTAATGTTACTCCTGCAGATAATATTTCACCGTCAAGTTGGGAAGGTGCTTGGTTCTATACAGATAATGGTGCTGTAGGTTTAATTACAGCAAGTGATGTTGGTAGTACGAGCTTTACAGTAACTTTAACAAACGATACATTACCAAACCTAGATGATATTCCATCAGGTCAGTGGCATATTAAACAAACAACAAACTATGGATATCATTATAGAACTGATCCTACTGACATAACATCTACTCCATTAAACAACAAACAGATAGATGTGTTCTTAATGAACGATGCTACTAGATTAGCAAACATGACTTTCCAAGGGCACGGTGGCTTTGCACAAGTGCTAGACCCAGACGGACAAATTTTAATTAAATCACCTTACATGCAGGTATGTGGATCATTCTCACAGAGTGTAAACAAACAAGCATTTAGAGGTGGTATGTATATTGATGCATTCTCTGGAAACTTAGAGATGTCAATTGATAGCAAGACAGACAACTTTACATTGAACGTAAGTTCGGCAGTTGGTAAGGGTTTAAGAATTAGAAAACCTGAAACACCAGCACCGTTCTTTATATCAGGCAAGCGTTATCAAATTGATGCTGTTACAAATTATGATCAAGCGGCCGGTACAGCAACTTTATTGTTAAACAGTCTAAGTAATGAAGGTGCAGGATTTGATACAGCAGTTTCTACTCCAATAGATATCTTTACACAAACTGCTGGTAACAGAAGTATGTTAGCAAACGACTATACACAGGTTAATGACTTAGGTTATGGATTGTTCTGTAACAATGGCGCATTGTCTGAACAAGTTTCAACATTTACATATTATTGTCATACAGCATTTATGTGTAACAACGGTAGTATTATTAGAGCCCTAAACTGTTCTAACTCAAATGGTAACTTTGGACTTGTATCTGCAGGATCAGATCCAAACGAAGAAGTAGATGTAGTTACAACTCTACGTCCTATGACACAACCTGTAGAAGGATTTGCAGATGCTACTTACACAATGCCTGTAGGTGCTACAAGTGTATACGTTACAGATGCATTATATCCACCTTACAATAATTCATTATTAGATGTTGACGATGGCACAAGTGTTACGCAATACGAAATTACTAATGTTAGTGTAGTTGATGGTGTTACAGCTACAGCAACAAAAGGTGCAGGTTTACCAGTTTATAGATTGACTATCGGTGGAGACGAAGGACTAGCGGCACAAATTAACAATCAAGATATCTTAACTATAAGACAAAACAAAAACTTCTTGTTTGATAGTGTTGAACCAGCAACTACAATTAGACCTTCAACAGCAATTATATTTGATGAGCAACCTACACAGGTTTATAGAACTATTAGTTATAATAACCAAGACAGTGATAATCAAGCATTACCATCAGACCAATCACAAATTGTTTTTGATAGTGGATTTGATTACTTAAAC